CGCAAGAAAAAGCAGCAGCGTTTTTACAAAGCCGTTATGGTATAAATGCTGAGACATCAAAAGACGACACAAGTCTTTTTAGAGATATTGGTGGCTCTTTAGTAGGTGGTCTTGGTTCTTTGGTTGAACTTGGCGGTGCTGGTTTAGGTTTAGCAACAGGTAGCGACCCCGAAAATATACTTACAAAAGCTGGTGGTGGTATAAGAGATTTTGCGAGAGATACTATACAATCAGAGGGGTTTCGCCAACAAAGAGATGAAGTAGAACAAAGATTAGCAGAGCTGGGTGATAAAGAATTAGGTAAACAAATTAGTGGTACTTTAGGGGAATTGTTTACTAACCCTTACTATTTACTTAATTTGGGAGTCGAACAAGCTCCACAATTACTGGGTGGTGCAGGTGCAGGTCTAGCCGCTAGAGGACTTATAAGAAGTGCTGCTAAGAAAGAATTTAGAGATACGAAACAGATACCTTCTTTAACAAAAGAACAAAAACAAAAATATGACGAAATACTAAATACAAAGAAAAAGAAAGGCGACAAAGTATCCCCTGAGAAAAAAGCTGAAAATTATTTAAACAGAGTGACGCAAAAGTCTGGAGTCGGAAAATTTGATGCTGGTGATATAGGAAACGTAGCTGCAGCTCGTACAGGTATAGGAGCAGCAGGTGCTTTACAAGGTGCAGATGTAGCTAAAAACACTTACGATGAAATTATGGGGTTGCCACCTGAAACTCTTTCAGAATATCCAGAATACTTAGAGTTAATAAATCAAGGTTTATCAGGAGAACAAGCACAAAAAGAAATAGCTACAAGACAAGCTAGAGATTCGTTTGTAAAAGCTGGTTTGTTATCTCTTGGTACAGCAAGTCTTTTACCTAACACTCTAGAGAAAGGTTTATTTAGAGGATTTGGCGACACAGGTAGACTTAAAGGTGCTGGAAAAGGTGCGTTTATGGAAGGTCTACAAGAGACAGCCGAGGAGGGTGGCGGTGCGTTAATTACAGGTTTTAATGTGCAAGATGTAGACCCAACTCGTGACCCATATCAAGGTGTAGGTGTTGCAGGAACAATGGGCGGTACATTAGGTGGTTTCTTTGGTTTAGGTGCAGGTGCTATTAGAGGCCCACAAGTAGAACCTAAAAAACCAGAAGAAAAGAAACTTGAAGAACCAAAACAACTTGGATTTACGCAAAAAACGGCTGGAGAAAATCCAGGTGTATTAGTCGGTGGGGTAAATCCTTTATCTGTTGACGAGAGAAGAGAAATTGCAAATATTTTAAAAACACCGAAACTTATAAAAGAATACGCAGAAAAAAACAAACTTACTGAAGTACAAGCTAGACAAGAGTTAAAAGAACAATTAAGCAAGGGGGTAACAAATGTTACAGCCGAAACGAAAACCAATAGTACTAAAGACGTGGGTAATGACGGACTTAGAACTAAGCCAAATGTGGATGTACCTACTGGAGGGGCGGAAACTACCACGGAAACTAAAGATGCTGGCAGAGGAAAATCAGGTAGTGTTACTGGAAATGTTGAAGGAGGAACTGGAGGAACTAAAGGAGTCAACAATACATTAAAAGGTAAAAAACCATTTGTACCATCACCAAGACAAGTATTATATCAAGCCTCAAGACAAAAAGTTCTTAGCCAAGCAGAACCAACAACTGACGTTGAACAAAACAATGATATAAATAATCAAGAAGCACTATTGGAAAATGATGAACGAGCAATAACTGAAGGCGACCCAACAGAAACTAAAGATAAAAAAGACACAGGTAAAAAAGGCAAAGGCAAAGGCACAGGCAAAGGCACAGGCAAAGGCAATATGATGCTTGCCAAAGGTACTCCAGTAATTACTGACCAAGGTATAGTTAATGCTACAAACGGTGCTACAAGCGTTGCTCCTGCGATATCAAAAATAGAAACTATAAGACAAAAGGCTTTAAGAGACACTAAAAATATTGCTGCTAAACAAAACCATAAAGCAGCACCTATAACAAAAAAAACTGACGCAGAGCAAGATGCAGAAGCAAAGTTAGAAGCGGAAAATTTAAAAAGAGAAAGATTAGCAAAACAATTTGACGATAGAATAGAGCAAAAAAGAAGAGCAGGAGATAGTAGCGAACCTGATGTGTTGTCGTCTTTTCAAAGTAGTTCTAAAAAAACATTTCAGTTTAAAAACGATGTACGAAATGAAGATGAAAATTTAAACGATATATTTGACAAAGCAAAAGGGACAGAGGGGTTTCTTAACAAACTAACGAATTATATAAGAAACGAAGAAGGTAACGATAAACAAGCCGACACGCTTGTACAAATAAGACCTTTTTTAAAAGACGTAACTATAGAAAGATTATCTGATAAAAGTCCAAAAGATGTTATTAAGTTTATGGCAGATAATAAAGCTCATGGAACAATAGTTTATAATTCTGAAACTGGAAAATCTAAAATATTTTTAAATTCTAATTCAGGGATGAACGCTACAACAATACTACACGAGTTAATTCACGCTGCTACTATAAAAAGAATTTCTGTTGCTCAAAGAATAAAAAAGAATAAAAAGTTAGAAAAATCTGTTGGTAAAAATAATACTTTACTAAAATCATATGAGGCTTTACAAACTACGCTGTCGGCTTTAAGAACTTACGTAAAAGACCAATTGATAGACCCTAAAACTGGTAGACCAACAGGTAAAATAAAAACTGATAAAAATTCTACACTTATAACTAAACTTATAGCAAAAGTACAAACTTCTGTTCAAAACAACGCAAAATTAAATGAACAAATAGAAGCGGTTAATGACGACATTAACTCAATTACAAAAAACGTTTCTGAAAGACAACTACAAGAATTATTTGCGGGAGAAAAAACAAATAAAGACCTACAAAAAGAACTTGAACTCAATGAAGACCAAGTTAAGGAACTACAAAAATTACGAAAAGAAAAACAAAAATTAGAAGCACAATTAGAGTCAAACATTTTTAGAAATACTGCTTTTGAAAATACTCATGAGCTTGTAGCTTATGCTATGTCAGACCCTCTATTTCAATCTTTCTTAAAAAATAAACAAATAATGAGGACTGATTTAGGCCCAATATTAGACCCAAAAACTGGGGAAAGACTGACTCAAGAAACTAGAGACAACGCACCTCCTTTTTATGAATCTCAGCGAAAGCAATTAGAAAAAGAAGGTATGGTAAACATTAGTTTATTTAAAAAACTTTTTGACGCAATATTTAGTATGTTGGGTTTAACGTATACTTCAAAACTTGTTACTAAAAGAAGATTAGGAGACGACCCTGGCGGTGTATTTTATAGTCAAGACGCAATGTCTATAATTTCAAATCAGTTTGAAATTTTGTTAGCAATAGAAGATAGTAAATTAGATAAAGTTGTTAAAGATGCAGAAGTAGAAGTGCCAGGTGCAATGGCATTAAACCAAATAACTTTAGCTCAAGCTATGGCGAGTACACCTATAAGAATGTTTGGTTCTGACGGTAATGTAGTTAATTTAGGTGGTAAACAAAATCACCCAGCACAGACACCGTATGGTATTTCTAAATTATTTGATAGGTTTTATGGCGACCAAAAAGAATCAACTATAAATAAATTTATACAAAAATTTGTAAACGATAGAGTATATGCTAAAGCTAAAGAAGAAGAAATTACAAACAATGGTGACGCTAAATTTGAAAATGAATTAGGAGATAATGGTTATAACTTAGTCTTTACAGCTTTAACTAATATGAATGGATTAGCTGAAGGAGATTATTTAAAAGATGTAAAAGGTTTGTCAGATGAAGTAGAATCTATATTAGAAGAAATAGTTGACTTAAAAGGTAGCGATTCAGAAACAGCTATGTCGCACATTAACAATGTCATGACTGCTCTGCATGATAAAGAAAGACGAGTTGTGAATAAAATGCTTTATTCTAAACTAACTGAGACTAATGAAAAAAGAAGAGCAGAAATAATGGCAGAAATATATGATGGCGATACAGAAATAAGTAATGAAAGAATTGACCAACTAAGAGCAGAGTTAGAACAAATAATACAAAACGACCCAGAAGCTCAAAAATATGATTTTGATAATGACAGATACCAAGTGTCGCATTTAAAACCTTCTCAAAGAGACCAAATATTAGACTTATATGAAAAAGATACAGAAATAAAAGAACAAATAGATAACATACGAGATGCGATAAAAAAACTTAATGGTACAAAAGAAACAGATGGGGTGACAATAAGTTTAAATAAAGCAGGTAATTATTGGTCAAAGCCTGTTGATAGAATTAAAAGACTATACGGTTTTGACAACTATGTACCATTAAAAGGGCTACCACAAAACGAAGATAAAACCGATATGTTTAATTTTAGCTCAAGAAAAATATCTGGAGAACTTCAAGATAGAGTAACAGCTATGGAAGGTAGAACATCTGAGTCCGATAATGTTTTAACTAGAAGTTTTGTTGACGCTTCACAAGCTACACTAAGAAAACACAAAAATCCTGTTACTCTTGCAGTTCATAATTTAGTAGCCCAAAAAAAAGTTGAAGGAACTATCGAAAGAATATCTTTTAAACAAAGAGCAACAACAAAAGATTTTGACAAGTTTAAAAATCCAGAATACATATTTCACTACGCAGAAAACGGAGATGTTTTATTAGTAAAAATAAAAGATAAAAATTTTAGAGAATCTGTTAGAAGAACATATAGAGAGACAAACCCATTACTAGATACTTTAAATGGCATGACCGCAAAGATGGGGCAGTTTCACACAAGGTATAATCCAAACTTCCCATTTTTAAACTATATAAGAGACTTACTAACAAACGCATTTATTTTTGGAGCAGAGTACGGCCCTGGTGCCGCATTTAATATTATTAAAAAAATGACAATGGAGTCTGGCACTCACTTACATAAAACATTTACGTTTGCTCGTTTATATAATGGTGGAAAGGTTGAAGAAGCCTATAAGTATTTAGAAGATAGTGGCGACCCGTTTATGGTGAACTTAGCAGAATATATAAGAGGGGGTGGAAGAATTGCGTATCTTCAAGGTTTAACAACCGATAATAAAACTTCTCAATTTGAAGAGGCTTTGCCAACAGGTGGTGCTCTTGGAGAAACTGGAGTAAAACTATCTAAAGCAGGGCGAAAGTTAAGTAACGGTTTTGATATATGGATGGACACTTTTGAATTAACAGCTAGGTCGATTGCTTATTCAGAAGCTAAAAAACAAATTCAAGCAGAAAACATTGAACAAGGTAGACCACCAATACCTCCAAAGATATTACAAGAAAGAGCCACAGCTTACGCAAAAAATTTAGCTAACTTTGAACAAACAGGAGAGTATGGAAAAGCCATAGGTGCATTTGCCATGTTCTTTAGACCATCTGCTACAGGTGCTTTACGTTCAGCCGAAGCAATTATGAAAGGCAAACATGGTGGTAAAATGGCATTGGTTCTATTAGGTGCTGGAGCATCTACTTATTTAATGTCATTAGCTGCAGCGGGAGAAGATGAACAAGGTAGAAATACAGTTGCTAATGACGATATGACGAGGTGGACAAGATATTGGAGAATACATCTTGGAGACGACAAAGTTTTACAAATACCGTATGGATTCGGTAATGGCGGACTTCTAGCAGCAGGGGCACAATTAGCGGCTCTTCTATCAGGTAATCAAACAAATGCAAGTACAATATTTGAAAACGTAGCAAGGATTGCACAGGACTCGTATTTCCCAATACCTATTTCACAAATAAGTCCGTTTGAAAATCCTAGTGCTTTTTTAGCTGATACTATTACGCCTTCAATTGGTAAGCCTCTTGTTCAGTTTGGTATGAACGTAAGTGGGCTGGGGTACAATATTTATCCAAATACATATAACAGATATTCAGATGCGTTTACTACACAGAGTGCAACACCTGAAGCCTACAATGCTCTTGCTAAAGAAATATATAATGCAGGAATAGGTGATATATCACCGTCAACTCTTTACTTTTTTGCTAATGCTTACTTAGACGGCCCTGCTAGAATACTAGCTACGTTAGATGGTAACGTAAGAGCTTTCTCTGGCAATAAAAGTTTTGATAAATATGACATACCGTTTTTTGGTAGTTTTGCTAGTAAAGAAAGTAATGTAGATGGCAAACAATTTGCGGAAGCCGAAAGAGATTTAAGAGTATATCAAAAGGAACTTAAAGCGGCAGAAGGACAAGGTAGATTACGTGAGTACGTAGAAAGATTTCCAGAAAGATATCGAGCTACTAAATTATATAACTCACAAGTTAATCGTACTCTTCGTACATTAAGAACCGCTAAGAACAAGTTAAAAAGAAATCAAAAGTTAACTCCAAAACAAAAAGAAGAACGCTTAAAGTATTTAGACAACGCAATCAATAAACAAAAAAGAATGATATTAAATCGTTTAGAGAGATTTGACTACTAATCTATCTTCCAAATCCTTACTCCATATATATTGTCGTATACAACACTCTTTATTCTAATTTTAATATCCTCTTGCTTTGCTAATTTTCTTATCTCTTTTGTTATAGAGTCTGGTTCTAAAGTGGGGACAAAAAAACTCTCCCCACTCTTCATAGCTTTAAACGGATATTTCCAACTAGGTTCTTTCATCTTCTATCTCTTTAAAAGCGTTCTGGTCAAATATAATGCAATAAGGTCTGTACCCACTACCTTGTTCCCAACCTTTGTCTATAGTTTCTCTTGACCTTCTTTTAACAATTATTCCCTTCGCTAACAAATCTTTTTCAAACTCTCTAAAGTTATATTTCACATCAGAACAATACTTCTCCATTTCGGATTTGATGACAAAAGTTCTTTTAGTATCTTTCTCCACTCTCATTACCAATTTATTTTTTGGAGTAGCGATAGGTACTTTTGTGTCATAACCGCTATCGTCTTTTCCGTTTTGTCTAAGAACTAAACTGTTGTTGGCGTTCAGAGCTAAGAAATCTCCAAGAATTTGCTCAGAAGTTTTAACCTTATTGTAGGCTTCTTTAGATATACTTCTTACCCCTTTTATAACAGCGTCATATATCCGTTCGTAATTCAAACCTACAATATCTATTTCAGAAGCTATCTCCATACCAGCCATACTTGAGGCTATGATAGCAACCCAATGCCTGTCTAATTTATTAGTGTCGTTGATAACTCTATCCATCCATAGTTCCACTCTTCTTTTCAATTCCTTGTCAGTTTGGCAACATAACCATTGTGCATACATAATACCTGCATGACCGTAATTCTCATGAATTGGATTTAAGTTTTGCCTACACCAATTGATTGTGAACCAATCAGGTTTCTTATCTATGTTTAATTGTAAAATTCTTACCATCTCTCCTTCTGCCGAAGATTTATACCTAGATAACAATTCATATGCCGAAGTGTTTGAAGTAGTCAAAGCTAAAGTTGCCCATTTTGTGTTGTTCTTTCTTTCCTGATTTGAGCTTCTCATCATTCTAGCTTTGCCTTTACCCATTGGCATAGTGTATGCAAAATCAGATAAATCTTGCGGAGTCATGTTTGATATTTCATCAACATATAAAGGTAGACTTCTAAGAACCCCAAGTCTTTCAAATTTTGCATTGATGGTGTGTTTAGCTAACATCATCTCTGATGGACAACCCCAAACACTCAAAGCAAAATAACCGCTTAGTGTCTTACCACTTCCTGGTTTTCTACTATATAAATTAAGAATTGCCCCATTGACATTTGTATATTTTAATAAAGGTGTTCCAAAAGAAGCTCCCGCAAGAAATGTTTGATACTCTAAACCTTCTGCATCTAGTTTTTCAAAACATTCTCTCCATTTTTCAAATTGTCCACCAGTACGGCAAGTAGGAGCAACTTCTGTAATTGCCTTATTTGGAGCAACGTCATAACCACCGTCTTTTCTGTACTCTTTATAACCTAAAACAAAACCTTCCAAGTCATTAGTCCACCCCATGTTTGCATGAGATGTGTCTGCTTTTTGTTGAGATTGTAGGTGTTTTACCCATTTTGTTACATATTGCATAAGTCTCTCCATTAAATGTTTATACGGCATGACGCCGCTACTTCTTACTACTTCCCCAAATTTTTCGCTAGACCCAAGACATTTCATAGGAATAGGAAAATCTTTTACGCCATCATGTTCAAAATGAACTCTTGCTATTACGCTGTCGCCATCTATCGGGTCTGTAATTCTTTTCACAATATAGAAATCGTTTTCGTAAATTTCTACTGGGTCTTCTTGAACCATTTGCCCTGACTTCTTATCGAACACAGGCGGCGGACTATATAACACACCACCATTTGCTCCCCTACTAAAAGGCATTAAATCATCAGGGTACTCGTGCTCTGTCTCAGAGGCAATGGTTTTTAGTACTTTCTTTTTCTCTTGTATTATATCTTTCGAGAGATTCTGTACCTGAGTATTCTCCTTGGTTATCCGACCCAAGTGAAGAGGGGTCTTGACTTTCCCCCGATTTGGGCACTTCAAACAAATGTTTGAATCATGAGATATTTCTTCAAACGTAGCACAAGTATGAGGTTTTTGTATTCTCCTAGCTTTTAGTTCTGTTTTTTCATGGTCGTACTCAGGATGTAATCTGGACATTTCATGTATTGCGTTTTCCTCTACGCAAAGATTTGCAATTGACAAACCCGCAAACCAAACTCTTTCTCCAATTTTCTTTTGTTCCGTTACTATCCATTTTAGTTGACCGCATCCTTTACCTTGCATTGTCTTTTCAGCTATACGCCTCCAACTATATTCAAAGTTATAATTATCTGAATCAAATGGTTTATCAATAGAAGAATGTGCCAACGCTGTTTTTTCTTTTGAAATATCTCTTTGATAAGCGGTAAACACTTTTTCTCTGAGTTGCTCCCAACTAACAACTTCTCCAATTGCTTCTATATCGCAAAGTCTTTTTCTTTTAAAGTTGCGTGTAAATGGCAGTCTGAGAAGTCGTGTCGGGTCGCTAGGTACAGCTAAATCTATTTTGAAATTATGATGTTTGCATAACGTCTTAAATTTTTTAGCTACTTCTAACCAATCTTCTTTAGGTATATTTGTATCAGTAGCCCAGTAACAATGAAAACCACCACCTGATTGAATGATTGTAGGTTGGTCTAAATTTAACTCCTGTGAAAATCTTATAAGGTCTTGTATTGCTTCTTTATTGCTTGTGTATTCTCTACCATCACAATCAATATCTAAAAACAAACTTTTTAAGTGCGTACTGTTTTCTGCGGTGCGTCTACCATCTTTAAACACACTTTGTGAAAAATAAGAATTACTACCATTTATGTTTTGTTTATTAGCCCATACAAGTAACTCAGATAAATCTTTACTAAACTTATGTGCTACTTGCCCACTTTTATCTATCGAAGCTAAACAGTATTCTCCAAGCTCCGAAGAAGGTAAGACCTTCTCTAAAAATTCTTTTTGCTCCATTATTTTATCCAAAAAAATAGGGCGGACTAGCCGCCCTCAAGTTTAGAAAAAAGGAGCTGCGTTGAGCAACTCCCATTATATATTAAGAGAGCGAAAATAAGCAACCATTTCCTTTTTTGTTCCCAACGGCAACTTCCCTTTTTCCATATCGTCAAGAATAATCTCTGTAAAAGCAACTACTCTGTCGAGTCTTTTTTCATTTATATTTTTACCGTTGAACCAATTGAAAATTGTCATTCTGCTAACTTTAAAATACTTTGCTAGTAAACCTGTATTTAATCTTGCATCAATACAAGCTGCAGCGAATTGCAAAGAATCGGTATCTTGAGCAGAATCTCTTAATCTCTCAATAGTCCTAGTACCATACGCTCTAGTTCTAGGTTCTTTTTGCATCTCTTAATCTCCATCATCTACTGTCGAAGACTCTTTTTTACCCCAAGTAGAAATTAAATCAGAAACATTTTCGTCCTTGTTTTCAAGTTCGGCTACTGCTTCTTTCTTCTTGTTTAATTTCTTAACAGGTTTGCTTTCTGCTATATCAATAACATCAGCAGTTTCAGGAAGTTTAGTTCCTTTGTTTGCTTCATGTTCTTTTAAAACATAATTGTTATTAACATTCACAAAGTCCGCAAAGTCTTTGAGCAAGTTGTTTACAGGGTCGTCCTTACCCTCGAATGGTATTTTTTTGCTACCCATTTCAAAAGTAGGAATGTAGAATTTACCTCCCGTGGCTAAAGTTCTTTCTTCAACATCTAAATCAAACGTGCGGTTGAAAGGAAGTTCTTTGTTTTCGTAGAGGGCTTTCATAATTTCCCCTGATGCTGTGTAAGCCTCTTTGTTGTGAATATCCCAAATGAAAGGAATAGGCTCTTTGTATTTATCAGATACATCTGTACCTTCAAAATCGAGTGCATCATTCATGGTAATTTCGCCAAACAAAACCCTTACTCTTTTTATATTTCGTAATAAGTCTTTAGCGTCTTGAGGCAAACTATCAAAATCTTTTATATAGCCGCCTTTTCTACCACAATTAAATCCACCCTCTGTATCAGGTAACTCGCTATTCAAAGAACCCTCGTTGCACATTACAGTTTTAATGTACTTATTGTCATCAGACAAATACTTCTGGTACATAAACTTTTGGAGAAACAACTTTATCGTAGGCTGTTCAGAATATACTTTGTCGCCCTCTGAATCTTCAAGAACAAAAGACCCCGCATCAACAAGAAAAATTTGTTTCTTCTTGCCTTTAACTTCTGCTTCGCCTTTTATACCCTGATGGTCAATCTTTAAACGGGCTAAAGTATTTTTCTGTTTGACACTTGGCGGAGTCATACCTAGCTGTTCAGCTAAGACGCTGAAATCGGACGTGTCGCTACCGATAACTAACTCCGTATTACTGTTCCATTTACTCATTTTAATCCTCATTGGTTAATTTATACCCGCAAATCGGGCTACTTTTTCGTACTGCTCCTTTTTGTCTAAGTCCTCCTTTCTCATTTCTTCGTAATTAAGTGTTATACAATTCGTTACTTCTGGTTCTGTCCTTCTTTTATTCACTAAAAAATATTCTTCGTCTGTCAAAGCACGAATAGGTTTGAAATGAAGTTTTGGTACAGGAAAATCTAAATCAAACTCTATCTGAGTTACTAACTTGTTAATTGGCAAATTGCCCTCTAACAAAAAATTCATGTATGCCTTAAAAGGTTTTTTACCTAGGTCTCCTCTACCAAATATGGATGTGCTTGGAAGAGTTAGCTTAAATATATCTTTTGAAAGACCGCCTTCTAATACAACTGCTGTTCTCCAATTGTATTTACAAGCCTTAGAATTACCCTTACCACTACCCATAATGTTTTGTTCACAATTCATACAAACATTTGAAATAGGTTTATGAACATTCCTATCAGGAGTTCTACCATTACTTGACCAACAACGTGGTAAAGCTCTAACTTTTTCATCATAAGGCATATCATAATAAATCCTACTGGGTTGTGTAGCTCGTTCCACAAATACTATGTTTAGTTTTTTTTCTTTAGTGTATTTTTCTTCCCCACTTTTGAAGATTGTAAATACACCGCCTTTAATAGATATTCTGTTAGGCTTAGAAGAAACAGATGTTACTATTTTCACGAAGGCTTCCTAACCACAACTACAAACTCTTTCAGAATATCCACACCTGGTGGAAACTTATCAGGGTTCTCTTCAAGAAAAGTTTTTATATTACTTTCGTGAACTCTAGTTTGTAACAAACCTATTTCTCCAGTTTCTAAAACAAACTTATTAAAACTGTGTTTGTCATTCACAATATGCCTTTGTTTTATAGACCTCACGATTGTGCCACTTTTTGTCTTGATAGAACTACAACCTATCTTTTTACAAAGTGCCAACGCTTGTTCATCTAAGGCTCTTTTCTTTTCAGTAATAAGATTTACTTTTTTATCACAATCAGCTTTGATGTTTCTAATAGCTGTATTACATAATCTGATTTGTTCAGATAACTCTTCTGCCGTAGCTTCTTTCTTGCTCATTTTTTCCTCTTTTCTAATTAAATACCCAACTCGTTTTTATATAATTCTACTAACTGACTATGGGAAACAACCTTTGTTTGTAACATCCCATACATCCGTCTTTCTACTGCACTTCCTTCAAGATGAATTACTGTCATTTTATTTTTCTGTCCGTACCTATCAATCCTAGCGATACATTGTAAGTATGTTTCAACTGACATAACAGGCGACCAAAAAACTACTGTGTCTGCACGGGTTAAAGTTACTCCATGCGAAGCCGCTTGCGGTTGTATTACTAAAACTCTAGGTCTTTCTTCATCTTGAAATCTTTTGAAAATCTCTGTTCTCTTATTTGCAGTAACGCTTCCATGAATAATACTAGTGTAAACTTTATGCTTTGTCAAGTGAGAAAATACTGTATCAATTGTGTGTCTGTAAGGAACAAAAACTAAAACTTTATGGTCTGTTTGTTCTATAACATCCATTAGTTCTTTTAGTCTTGGTTTAATATCAAACTCAACTACATCACGATTGTCAGTATATACATTACCTCCTGAAATTTGTAATAGCTTAGTTAAATTAGCTGCAGCGTTTACTGCTGTTACTTCTTCCCCACCCGCCTGTATTAAGAACTGAGACTTTAAAGCTCTATAATATTTTTCTTGCTGAGTAGTTAAAGGTATGTGTCTTGTTTCAACTAAAACTGACGGTAAATCTAAACATTCTTTTTTAGTAAATCTTATTGCGGGTTGCAACGCATCAAAGACCATGTTTTTTGAATCAGGTTTAGGAATCCATTTAAACTGAGTAATCTTTATCATTACTTTGTCTTGCCATGCACCTTTATATTTTGGCACTCTTTCTGGACTTACCATTTTTGCTAATCCAAAAGCGTCTACTGGAGATTGTGAAGCGGGTGTTCCTGTTAACATCCACAACCATGTACTAGGAGTTAATATTTTATTTAAAATTTTCCATCTTTTTGTACTTGGGTTTTTGTATGCGTTTGCTTCATCAACTACAATTAGGTCAAAGTTTTGTTGAATTATATCTTCTGCTACTATTTCTAACCCGTCATAATTTATAATTACAAACTCGTAACCTTTTTTAATAACTTGTTTTCTAATTTCTGGTTTGCCGTAAGCAATCCCAACAGTTCTGTGCATAGCTGTTTGAAGAATATCTGTTCTCCACGCAGACGACATAATGGATAAAGGACAAATAACTAAAACTTTTTTTATCACTTTTGTTTTCATTAAGTAGTCAGCCGCCCAAACTACCGAAGAGGTTTTACCCGTCCCTGTTTCGTTAAAACAAAAACATCTTTGGTGTAAACTTAAAAAAGAACTCGTTAGTAGTTGGTGTCGGAAAGGTTTGTAAAATCCTGGAAATGTATAATTCCTAAGGATAGGAGAGGGTACATTTTTTATGTTTAAGTTCTTCAAAACTTTTGATTCGTTGTAGCCCCAATGCACTAAAACTTCTCCGACACCTGATTCTTTTTTAATTACTCGACTTTTTGGTATCAGTTGTTTTATCTGGTCGTACTTTTTTGTCTTTAAAAGTAAAGCACTATTGTCAACTATTTCCATACAACTCCTTTATATAAACACGTTATATTTTTTTATACTTTGTTTTTCTTAGACCGATTTTTTTTCTTGCTAATCAGTCTTAAATTACTTCTTTTGTTACTACCACCCCTTGTTAATGGTATTTTGTGGTCTATATCTTTATTACCTCTTTTAATTCCTCTTTTGTCGTAATCTCTTCTAGCTTTCTGTCGTTTCATTCTATTGGCGTGTTCGCCTCTAGCTTTCTGCTGTTTGTATTCTTTTTTGTAAGGTCTTTTTTTGTTAACGTATGCCATATCAATGCTCTGGATTATATTCACAAGATTCTACTGGACACCACTTACACAAAGGGGTAGGGTTTGGATTCCATGTACCAGATGCAAATGATTGTCTTAGTTTGTATAAGTTTATCTCAAACCTTTCCCACAATTTTTCTAAATCTTTTCTCTCATATGTTTCTTTTATTATACGATTTTTAACCATAAATAATAGACAAGCCTTAATGTTTTTTATTTTAGGAAAGTGGTAAAAAGCCATAATTGCCATCAGTTTTAACTGGTCGGTATCTGCAAATCTATCGTTTCCTGTCTTGTAATCAACTATGTAAGCCAAATCTCCATCAATTATCAGTAAATCAACTATTCCCCTGACCCACATATCTTTACTTTCAAACCCACATGGTTTTCTATCTTTGTCTAAAGCAAATTGATACTCTGTTAATTTAGTTCCGTCTATATTGTTAAGGGCTTTCATCATGCTATCGAACTGAGAAAACCGTTCGGGAAGCTCTGTACCTTTCTCAATATATAATTCACAAGCTGTGTGTACCTCCTTACCGTAGATAATTGCTTGTGTTTCCGAGGTCTTGTAGTTTCTAAGAACTTTAGTTTCATGGTATTTCCTAGGACACTTCGTAAAGTCCTTTAAAGAAGAAAATGACCATGAAACTAATTTATCCATTATTTATATGTAAAAAATGTATGTGGGTTGTACAATATTTCATAAGGGATTTCTATTGTATAGCTGTTCCCTCCCTTGATAACGCACTCTAATTCAATCATATTTCACATCCTCCCGCAGTACATGATAGTTCTTGAACACCCTTGACGTTATCATCTTCTTCAACTAAAGAATCCCAGTTCAGTTCTGTCGGCATTTTAGCTAATAACTCCTTATATTGCTCCTCAGTACATTCTTCATAAGGTGCTTGTTTGTATGTACCGCCATCCCAAGGGAGAAAAGATATACCAGAAATTTTACTAAAGTTTTTCCAAACCCAAGCTCCTACTTCTACCCATTCTTCTTCTTTGACAGAAATAGTTACTGATGGTTTATGTTCGCACCA